CCTCTAGCTGTAGATGAATGTTCTACTAGCGTGCATTGTTTTTTGGTTTGATAAATAAAGTCGTCTTGGTTTTCAATAAAATCTAGAGTAGACCAATCTTTCTTTTCTTCTGTTTTCATTAAATCTAATGGAATATTTTGAGAGAATACAGATTCAAAAAAATTATCATTAGCACAAGTTTTGCTGGCGAACCATACTTTTTTATAATCAATAGACGCTTGTAAGTGCTCGTTTGCTTTGCGAATAAAATTACTTGTAAAGACTTGGTTGAAAGCTATTTTCTTTGATTCTAGATTATAATTATTTCTAATTTTACGAATTTCTTGATCATAATCTGCACCTTCTAAATCAGAATTAAATTCAAAAGAATTGATTATTAAATTATTACCTTTAAATAATTCAGATTGATTACAAGCAGAAAGAAATACGTCTGCTCCAGCGTTATCTAAAATCATAAATACAATATTAAAATTAGTCATAATATAATATAAATAATTAACATGATTTTTTAAATTTCCTAATCCAGCATAAGTATGAACTAATGTTCCAGTTTTAGTTTCTTCATCGATCTCCATAACTGCCATAGCAAAATAATCTGCGTTAGGACTATCACTCATATTAGGATCAATCGCAAGAATATATTTTTTTCCAGGAGTCCCTTTCATTAAAGTGTGCGGAGCTTGACCATTTGGAATGGTACAATCTTCCATCTTTTTTGCACTAAAATAACTATCACTACCATCAATAAATCTTGCGCAATACTCTCTCAAAAAACTACTATGACTTGATCCTCCATTTTGAGCTTCTTCAATAATTGTTTTATCTATCATCTCTAATGGTAAAGCTTCATAACTTAATTGAGATACAAAATAAGACGCTTCTGTTTCTTCTTTTGAATGAATTTTTTCTATCCATTCATTGTATGTTTTATAAAGATTTTCAAACGTATAACTTGCCGAAGATAAAGCTATCATTTTGCTATTATTTTCAAAAACCATTCTGTCCTCTTCTTTCATTGCTCCTTCTCTAATTAAAGTATCCTCCATTTCTCTGATTTCCATTCGTTCTTTCATGTTCTGTGGAGCGACTAAGAATGGCATTAATACAGTTTTAACAATATCTTCTGATAACAAAAGAAACTCATCAAGTACAAGTACATTAGCCCGAAATCCTCGAATCTTTTCTCCGCTTAAAGGAATAGCTACAATACTTCCACCATTAATCGACCATTCGTATTGATCATTTCTTTTACTTTTTGAACCAAAAGCTTGTTGAAGAAGTTCTGCTCCTTTACTATTTACAATTTTTTCTAGATTATTAAATATGAATCTAGCTGTTCTGAAAGTTGGTCCTGCGATTAGAATTTTAGTATTAGGTTCAAAAACACATTGAAGAAAACAAAATATACTTGCGATAAAACTCTTACCACAGCCTCGACCAAATACGCACATGCTAAAGTTTCTGTTTAATAAACCCTTAAGATGAATTTCTTGATATGGCGCTAGTTTAATTCCACTAATAAGTTCGGTAGTAAAGCCTAAGTTCGCTCTTAAAAATTTGGCAAGAGAGATTTTGGCGTCTTTGTCATTAAGAATACCTTTAAGTTCCATTAATTCTTTATTAATATCTGGATAATCTTTTTTATATTTATCTGGAGAATACATCATAAAAGTTTTAAATCGTAAGCTAATTGAAGATCTATTTGTTTATAAAAAGATTTTGATGTAAAAATAGATTCAATCACTCTTATCATTTGTCCTCTTCCGTCTACAAAAAGAAATTGTAAGTTATCATAATTTTGCAATAACTCCCTAGTGTTATGAAATATATATTCTGGAGTTGCCTTAATTTTTTTGCTAATATGTGGAAGATATTGAAAACTAAGCGCATTGGATAGTTTTTCTTCAACTATAACAATTAAATATGCTCCACTTTTCTTTGCTCTATCTATTTCGTTTTTAAATCTATCAAAATTTTTAACGCTCAATGTGCTAATAAAATCACTTAAGCTTTTTCTTTCTATAAAACATTTGGCATCATTGCTACAAGAATAATCTCCAACTGGTAAAGTCTTTATTTCGAATTTTGTATCAAATTTTAACCAGCTCTGTTCTCTTGTATCAACGTATATAATTGATTTTTTGTTTAATTGATTTTTAAATTGATCTGTTATATTATTTGGGTGAATAAATCTATTCTCTAGTCCTAAACTTGAACAAACATCATAATAATCATCAAATATCTTATTATAAAAAACTACAGATGGAGCCATAATCGTTCTCAACTCTACTTGCGAAGGGCTGTATATTAAATTTTTATCATTTTTTCTTTTAAATAATAGCTGTTTGCAATATTCTTGGGCTTTTTCGATTGATTGTTGTTTAAGCCATTTTTTCATACTATTCTTATCGTTGAAATCGCTATTTAAATATTGTTCTTTAGTTTTAAAATTAATAAGCTCACCTGTTAGTAAATCTCGTCTTTCAAAATATTTTTGATAATATTTGACTTTATTTAAACCATAACCTTTGAGAGACATATGTAATGCCTTTTCACTTGGAAACTCTTTTCCATCTACTTTGCATATGACTGACATAAATTTATCCGTTTAAAATATCGTCTTCTGATATTCCAAGTATCCTAGCTTTTAATTCGTCCATTGAACCAAGCCTCTCGATTTCTTTTTTGATACTATTTTTTCTAAGTTCTGCTATTTTTATTAATTTTTGCCTGGATTCTTCTTGCTTCCACATTTCAACAAGGTTTAAAATGCTGGCGTTTTCTTTAACCTGCTTACTAAGTCTTTCGCTTCTTTTAACTTTAAGATCTTGTAATAGTTTTTGTTGACGATTAACGCAATCATTATATTCTTTTCTTGCTGTGCTACTAGCTTCTACTACTGCCATTGGAATTTTACCATCTTCTTGAGTCGCTATATCTATTTGATCTTGTAGTGCTGTAATTGTTTGTTGAATACTAGATGATATTACAACCTCTGTTGCTAAAACAATATATTGATCAACTTCTTCTTGAGTTAAATCACTTTTATCATAAGTATATCTTACGAAACTGCTTTCAAAAAGATCTCTGTCATTTTCATCGCTATAAAGATTAATTTGATGAGTAAATCTATAAGTATTCATATACCCAATTAAAGAATTGACTTCTTTTTTTTGTCTTGGGGTAATTTTTTCTTTATCAATTCCATCTAATATATATTTATTAATTTTAACTATCATTCTATCTTCGCTTCGTGGAGATTTGTAAACTTCTGTAGCGGTATTTTCATTTACATCATTAAGGTATTTAATATTGCTTGGAATATTTTTCATGTAATCAAGAATACTTCTTGTTTCTTGAGAAAGATTAGTTAAAGATTCGTTTTTAAATAAAATTTTAGCTATCTCTATGCCTGTCATTGTAGCGCAATTATTGCTAACATACTCTTTTTGATCTTCTGTTAAATCTATTAATCCTTTAGCTTGATATTCATGACTTTTTTTAGGTTTAATTTGTCTAGATGCAAGAAAATTTTTAACAGCTTTACCCTCTTTGCTTCTTCCATCTAAATCATCTCTATTAAAAGCTAATTTAACTAATTCATTTAATGATGGTGGATTATCTGGCCGATTGTTCCATTCTTCCAGCATTTTTAACTGCTGTTCTTCAGTTATAATGGGAATATCTTCGCTCATATTATTCTATATCTATGTCACCATTGTATAAATATTTTTTAACTTTAATTATAATTGATTTTTTTAAATTTTTAACTTGTTTGTATCCAATTTTTCTATTTTTTTCATTAGTTTTATAGCCCATAATTTTAGCTGTGTCTTCTTCAGATTTGTGTTCTATGAAATGTAAAGAATAAAATTTCCATTCTAATGGTTTTAGTATTTGTTGCATTTTCTTATGTATATTTTCAGCAGTTTTTTCTACATTAATTGAATTATGTGGTATATTGTGAACTTCTTGACTGTGATTTTCTAATGCTACTGGTAGTTTAATATCGTATGCTGATTTTTTACTCTTTTCCCATTTTGCATACAAAGGACATTTACTACATTGTGATCCGTAAATATTGCAACCATCTTCTTGATCTGCTGCAGCGCATTTTAAGCATGGTCTTGAATAATTTCCATAAGTATTTCTAATGAGGTTTTTGATTTGGTTGCTTGCTATTCTATTTATCCATGGAGCTAGAGGTTGCTTTTGGTCATACATATCCCATTTTTTATAAATATGTATTCTTAATATTTGAGCAACATCATTAAAATCCATCCACGCTAAAGCGGTCAGATTCCATTTATTTTTTCTTTTATTAATTTCTTTATTTATCTCTAAGATCTTGCTTTCAAATGACATTTTTGGGGATTTCATTTTCCTTTTTTACTTTTTCTAATTGAACCCGCTTCTTTTGCAAAATCTTCTAATATTTTCTTTTTTGAAAGTTTTTTATTTGGGACTGGATTATTGAATTTAATATCTTCTTGATCATGATTGCTAGTACCAAGTAAAGATCCCAATTTTACAGATTTATTCTTAGGAATATCTAAATCCATTTGTAGGTTAGATATATTTGGTACATGATTCAAGTCTTCACCTTCAGAATCATCATCATAGTCATAATCTGCTTCTACATTTAGATTTTTGACTTTACTTTCTATTTTTTTAACTTCTACTTTATTAGTAACAGATATATTATTATATGATTTACCACAATTTGAGCAAAATAATGGTGGTTTTATAGAATATTCTGTTGGAGAGCCACAATCTGTACAGTATTTTTTCATTATATAATAGTATTATATACTATAAATAGAGTTTAATCTAAATAAATTAGCTCTGCTACACCTTTTTTGTTTATTAGGATATAACTAGATTTTAATTCACAAAAACTTCCAGTATTAATATATTCAATATTTTTAATATTATCATGATCTGCTGTATGAGAATGCCCACATATAATTGAATCTTTTTGTTTAATTTTGCAGTAGTTTATAGCATTATTTTTTAAATTAGCGGTTTTTTCTGTAAATGAATTAGAGCTTTTTTTAAAGAAATCTTCTGCGTATGGATGCAAATCTCTTATAAAGAAATAAAATTTAACTAAAATATTAGTAATCCATTTAAGTTTTGTAAAATATAAATCAAAAATATCACCGTGTAAGCAAATAAATTTTTTATTATTAATATCAAATGAATATTCATTTTTGCATTTAAAACCCAACAGAATACTCATAAATTCTGCTTTTAAAAAACAATGATTGCCTATTAAGTAAATGATTTCAGATTTTTTAGATAATTTTCTTAGTTTAGATAACACTTTCCAATGATTCTTTTTTAATCTTTTTAAATTATGATGATCAAAAAGGTCACCTACGATTAATATTTTCTTTGCTTTTGTTTTATTTAAAACTTTTAATAGAATATCCGCTTTACAATCTTTATCTCCAAGATGCACATCAGAAAAAGCTAAAATTTCATACATATCTTAATATTATTAAGACAATTGATATGATTTTCTAGTTTTTATTGAAAATACTTATTTTATTAAATAAGTATAATTAAACCAAAGTTAATAGATATTTTAATCTATTTAAACTGCCAAGTATCTCGTCTCGCGTATTTAATAAATCTGAATCTCGAGCCTCATCAAGCATATCATTTAATCCAATCAAAAATTCAATATATGAATCTGTTGCGGTATTAAAATTCAAATCAGAATAATTTGACATTTCAAGATTAAATTTAGAAGCGGCGATTACTCTGCCATATTTACCCATGTATGTTTCAATAAAAGTATCTATGCTTTCATCTAAGCTCTCGTAAATTTTTCCAAAACTTTTATGTTGTGAGAATGAAGTTGTTTGCCAATGAAATATTTGATATTGTTTTTGCATTTGAAGCATTGCTGTTTGAATTTTTTCTCCATCTAAAGATTCAGCATTTTGGTCATCTGGAATATCAACTATATTATCTTGAGCTTTAATTTCTGGAACTGGAGCAGTTACAGCTGTGTTATTTGCCTCTTCGATTTTAGCTTCAATTTTTGGAGCTTCTGCTTTTAGTTCTTGAGGTTTATTTCTATTTTTGATATCTTCTGAAAAATCTACTTCCATCTCGTTAGCTTTGCTTTTCTTTTTTGGTTTAAAACTATTTAAGCAAATTGCCACTTGTTGATTATTTTCCATTTCGGGATTATCTTTGTTGATTTTATGCATGCAACGACCCATATAATCGTTTTGTTTTTCACCTTTTTTTGGTTTTGGCATTGGCATGTATATTATTACACATATTTTAATACAAGTGTAAGGACTAATATGACCTTATCTACTAGTTTAATTTGTTTTGCTGTATTGATTTATATATATTATTTAGTAGAGAGAGTTAAGTGAAATTAGTTTGCTGAATTATAAAAGTTAACAAATGTTGGAGTGAAATTATTCGTATATCTTACCGCTTGAGTCCATCTCATATTTGAGATATAAACATCATATCCATTA